GCCTTCGATGTTGGATTTTAGATAGCCGACATCGTAAATCGCGGGCCAGTCTTCCCCATCGACATGCCCCTCCTCATCGCGCCAATCGGCCAGCGGCATGTAGTTGTCGATCCCGATGAAATTGATCTGCGGATCGGCCCACAGCGGATCGAGATGAAAGTAAACATCACCGCTGCCGTCCTGCGGCTGATAGCCAAAATACTCCGACCAATCAGCCGCATAGCTGATCTTGGCCTCCGGCCCGAGCAAGGTACGCACCTCTCCGGCAAGGGCCCGCAGCGCGGTGACCGCGGGGAAGCTATTTCCCGCCGCGCGTATCTGCGTCAGGCCTCGCATTTCAGAAGAGATGCAAAAGGCCTCGACCCCGCCCGCCGCGGCGCAGAGTGCGGCGTAGTGTAAAATGAACCGCGACAGGGTCCATTCCGCTGGGCCATGGTAGCTCACCACGCCCTCGGTCACCGTGAAATCCGCCGCTGTGACCGTGCCGAAAAACGCGGCAACTTCTGCCGCTGCCGCCGCTGACCCATCCGGGCTGCCCGGCCGCCCCGGTGCGACCGAAAGGGTAATCCGCCCGCGCCACGGCAAGCGGGGTTGATCCTCGGCCTCGCTATAGGGGTCCGGCAAGCCGTTGCCTTCGGTCTGATCCATCAAGATGAACGGGTAGAACATCACCGTCTTGCCCGCCGCCTTCAGCGCGTGAATGGCCTCGACCACCGCCGCATCGGCTGGCGTGCCGCCATAGATCGGGCGCGCGCCGTGCTGGGTGATGACCTCGGCCGTGCCGCGCGTCACCCCAGACACCCGCCACGGCATGTTCTCCCCATCAATGTCCGGATCTTCCACCTTGGGGCGCAGGCGGCAATCGCCGCAGCGCAGATCGCTGCCGAACCATGACACAACGAGAGAGGCCGCTTCTAGCCGGGGCAGTTCCTCTGTCATGGTCTCCAGCGACACCGAGAAATCAGTTTTGGCCGCCGGTGAATTTACATTTGCGCTCCAGCGGCTGCCGGGGCCGTCGGTATAATGGACCGGCGTGGTCGCCAGCGCATATTCCCCCGTGCCGGGGATCAAGGCGACCCCCTGCACACCAAAGGCAGGCGCATGTTCCCACCCCGGCGCCTGCGGCTGTTCGGGGCGCATCACTTCGAAGGAGAACTGCGGAACGCGGTTGCCGAACTGCGCCAAGGCGAGATCTTCCATCACCACATAGGCCGTGCCGCGATAGGCTGGCATCCGGTCCGCGCCCTCGATCGCGGCGATGGTCGGGTCGGGTTGCTGATCCGCCTCTCCCCTGTAGACGCGCATGTTCAGATCGTCCGGGGCAATCTCCTCCCCATCCGCCCAAATGCGCCCGACGCTGGTGATCTCCCCTTCGCAAAGCGCGATGGCAAGGCTGACGGTATAGCTGTACTCGGTCGTCTTTGGCGTCGGGGGGCCGCCCTTGCCGCCCCCGCTGACCTGGGTGACCTCTTGGAACTGCGACGCCCAGATGACATGCCCAGCCAGTCGCATCCGGCCATAAAGCTGCGAGATCGCCGCCCCCTCGCCCGAGCCCGTCAGCCGAAAGCGATCCACCTTGCCGGTCTCGACCGCCTGCCCGCCCTGACCCAGCAAGCGTTGATCGACCAGCCGCCCAAGGCTCGCCCCCACCGCCCGGCCCACCGCAACCGAAGACAGCCCCGCCAGCGTGCCCCCGATGGAGCCACCAACCGCGGCACCCGCTGCCGAAAGAACAATCGTCGCCATCAGGAGACCTCCTCAGGAAATATAAATCGCGCCACGATGCGCCGCTGCCATGGCAGGCTAAGGGGGCTTTCAACGACCCCGTGCCGTGCATAGGCGTGAATAAAACTGGGACTGGCGCCGATGCGCGCCTGCAACCCAAGGTGTTTTGCCACAGCGCCGTGGCGCATTCGGAATAGCAGCACATCACCGGGCGCGGGCGCACCGCTGTTCTTCACCGCCATATGCCGCAGCGCCGCCGCCCAAAGCTGTTCCTCCCCCTGCGGCTCGGACCAGTCCATCGAATAGGGCGGCACCGCCTCGGGTTCAGCCCCCATCCGTTCACGCCAAAGCCCCCGGATGAGGCCGAGGCAGTCGCAGCCCGCCCCCTTCGCCGCAGCCTGATGCACATAAGGCGTGCCGATCCACCCGCGCGCCGCATGCAGCAACGGTTCCCCCCCGGCGCTCATCTGCGCGACCCGCCCGCGTTCGCACCGTCTGAGCGCGGGACGGCCATCATCCAATCCTCACCCGGCAGATCCGGAAAACCTTGATAGTTCAGCAGGTTGTTGAATTTTAGCCGGCAGGTCTCCATCCGCTTGTCGCAGCCTGCCGTAAGCCGCACGCGGGTGCCCTCCGCCACCGCCCCACGGATCGGCTCCCAAAGCTCGATCACCCGCTGCCCGTCCTCATGGTAATCACGTTTGACCATGCCCCAGAGCCCCGCCGCCGGGCCATCCAACACGTCAAGCCGCCCACGGCCGAACCAGCCTTCATCATATCCCGGGAATGCGGCCCAGCGGAAACACTGCGCCTCTGCCACAGTCTCAACCGCGCGTTCCTCGGCATAGCCCGGCGTGGTGAGATCGAAGCGGCAATCGCCATCCCCCAGAACCGCCGAACAGGGCTTTTGAAAGACCCGTCCCAAGGGGCGGTTCAGCGGCTCCGTCAGCCCGCGCAGTTCAGCACGAAAGCTGCCGCCCGTGCGGTGCAACTCGCCGATCGATCCACGAAACTGCAGCACCCGCTGCGCAGGCTCCGCCCAGTTCACCAACCACGCTTGCACCTCGGCCCCATCGAACCGTCCCTGCTCAATCTCATCCTCGCGGATCGCTTCATCGCTGAGCGCGCCAAGCGCCTCGGTGTTGTCGACCGACAGCCCGTTGGTTTGAGCCAGCGCCCGCGCACTCAGCCCCGTATCAGCGCGAAACGTGACCCCCGCGAATGCCAGCGGCATATCGTGATCGGTAAAGGCAAACACCACCCCATCCGCCCGCGTCACCTGCCAGCAATGGCAAAGCGTTGTCACACCGCGCGCAATGTGGTTTGCAAACCCTGTATTGAGCCCCGCCATCAGACCCGCACCTCGATCACCGGCACGTCGGGCATCTGCCCGGCCTGAAAACTCTCGACCGAGATAAGAATGCGGTCCGTGTCAAAGCGCACGGGCACGTCGAATTCGAAGCCCGCGAAGATCTCCATCTCAGGGTCCGGCGGATGGGCAAAGGTAACGATCCCCGTGCTTGCGTCGACCTCGTATTCGACACCCTCGCGCAGCTCGTCTTGTTCCACCCCCACACGCACCGTCCCGGCCACGGGTTTGGTGATCGGACGCCGGTAGGAATGCGCGCCGGAGCGGTAAGTCTTGGTCAGCTGAAACGCCGCCCGAACCCCGTCCCCATAACCGATGCTCTGGTCGTCAAAGGCCACCGAAAGCGCCGTCTTGCCCGTTTTATAGTCGGCCCAGTCCTTCCAGCGAAACCCGTACATCTGCCCCAGTCGCGCTTCGAAAAAAGCGATCAGCAACTGAAGGTCATCGATAGAACGCATCCCCAGCCCCGCATCATAGACCCGCCGAGAATGGGCCCAAGGCGTGTTGCGTTCCTCATGACCGTTGGCCAGCGTGACCACATCCGTCTGCCGCTGCGGCCCCCCGACTGATCCAAAGCTCAGCGAAGGCGGAAATCTGACATCGTGAAATTGCATGATCTGCTCCTTTAACCGCAGCGCGGCTTATCGGTTGCGGTTGCCCGTGCTAAGAGCGCGGCTTAGTTGAGCGGCAATCTGGCTTTGGCTGCGCTGAAATCCCTGCACATCGGGCGTGGTGATGTTCATCACGATGGTGGTCGCACCCCCGCCATTGCCGCGCACCCCCAGCTTGCCATCCGCCCCCCGGGCCAGCGGCATGATCGCCTCTGGCCCGGCCTCTCCCATCAGCCCCGTGCCGCCGCGCATCGGAAACGCGGTGGCCGAAGTCACCACCCCGCCCTGCGCAAACGGCATGACCTTGCCTTGGGAAAAGGGTGCGCCATTCGCAAAAGGCAAAATGCCTTCCACAACACTGCCCACCCCCTTGCTGAGCAGCCCGCCGAAGTGATCCGTCACCGGGCGCATCGCGGCGTTGTAGGTCGTGCGGATCATCGATTGCGCCAAGTCGCTCAGCGCGTCCGACAGTTTGGCACCGTCAAAGGTCACCCCGTCGAACGCCCGGCGCAGCCCACGGCTCAGCCCTTTTTCGAGGGTCGCCACATCTTTGCCCGTCGCGGAAAGCGCACTGCGCATGCGCCGCAACTCACCGTCGAACCCGGCAACCAAACCGCTGGTTTGCGCCAGCGTCTCATTCAGCCCGTCAGCGCGGCTCTCAAGATTCTCGAAATCATCAAAGTCAGCCATCATCGGCCCCTTTCATCTCGTCTGGATAAGCAGCCATCAGCGCGGCGAGGCCCTCGCTCAGCAGCGGCGCTGCCTCGGACGGTGGGCCCAACATCAACTGCAACTCCGCCGGCGTCAGCGCCCAAAATTGATCCGGCGGCAGGCGCAATCGCGACAGGCCCACACGCAGCAAGGCGGGCCAGTCAAAGCCCTGCGCCGTGCTCACGCCTGCACCGTAAAGGCCCGCGCCAGCAATTCCGCCGCCGCCCGTGCCGCCGCCATCGGCCCGCCCTCGATCTGCGCATGTTCAAGCGTTGCGGCATCCATCACCGCTCCGCCCCCCCGCAGCCCGGCAAGCAGCAGCGCCAGTACATCGCGGCTGGAAAAGCGATTGCTTTCAAACCGCTCCACCAAGGCGACAAGGCTGTCGGCCTCCAACGTCGCCTCCAACTCGGCCAAGGCGCCAAGGGTCAGCCGCGCCTCATGCCGCCTGCCATCGATCACCAGGCTCACCTCGCCGCGCCATGGGTTTGCCATGGTCACACCACCACATCGGGGGTAAAGACCAGCTCTCCCGCAGATTGCAGGCTCAACTCAAACGTGGCCTCCCCATTCAGCGACCCCGCATATTCTAGGGCGGAGACCTGAAACGGCCCTTGCACCACACCGAAATCCGGGATGATGACCTGAAAATCCGGCGTCAGCCCGTTAAAGAACAGCTGCCGCGCCCGTTCATCCGTGCCCGCATCGCGAAACACCCCCGAGCCACTGATCGCGGCCGAGCGCACCCCCGCGCCCGCCAGCAACTCCCGCCAGCCCCCGCTTGAATCGAGCGAGGTCACATCCACCGTTTCGGCGTTGAAACTCACCCGCTTGGCCCTCAGCCCAGCGATCGTCTCGAACTGACCATCGCTGGTCATATCCACTTTGACCAAAAGGTCTTTGCCCGCTTGCACTGCCATCTCTATCTCCTCGCACCAATCTAGAATCTGAAGTCTTACGCATCCGCGACCCGGGCGCGGAATTGCAGGTCGATCTGCCGCCCCGCAGCCCCGTCGATCCGCCGTGCCGTCGCTTTGAGAAAGGCCATATCCACCACATGCCCGCGGCTCAGCGTCGGCTGCGCCCCATGCAGCAAATCGCAGACCACAGCCGCACAGCCCTTTGCCGTGCTGAACCCCGGCGCTCTGGTGATCACCGACAGGGTGAGGCGGTGGTCCGCGCCCGCGCCCTCGGGGTCTGACGCATCCTTCGCCATCTCCTGCCCAAGCAGAACGTAGGTCTCGGGCAAGCTCCCCCCCGGCACCGCGTCATAGACCGCATCGCCGATCATAGCCGTGAGCCCCGGATCACTCTGCAACAGGTCATAGACCGCCGCCTGCAAAGCCCCTGAAAGCGCGTAGGTCATACCGTCACCTCCTCATCGGCAAAGCAGGTTAGATACCGCCCGCCCGCATCGCTCTCGGCCACCGCCCGGATCACGAAAACACGCGTGCCTTCCCGAAACCGCTGATCCGGCGTCGGCCTGTCGGGCGCGCCCTGCGGTGCCGCGCGGACCGTGATCTTGAACCCCATCCGGCTGACGGCCACATCGCCTGCGGTGGTTTCCCGCCCCGTCCGCGCGCGAACCTCTGCCCAGAGAGCACCCAAAGGCTGCCAGACTTCGGTATGCCCCCCCGCGCCATCGCTCACCCGTTGTGGGGCTTCCAAGACCAGCGGCCTGTTCAAATGCGGGCGGCTCATGCCGCACCACCAAAGCCGACACGTACGCGGCGGTAGCGCTCAATCAGGCTGCTGACACCAAAGGGCATGCACCCTTCGCCAAGCGCCGTATCGTCGCGGTATTCGTAGTAGTGTGCCGCCAGCAGCATCACCGCCTGGGCCAAATCATCCGGCAGCCCGGCCCAATCGGCGGCCATGCCTGCATCGAAACTGATCAGCGCGGCTCCGGCACTCGGGATGCGGGGCAAGGAGGCTGTGCTGGCGCGCAGCCGCGGCGCTTGCGCATCGCGCTCCAGCCAATAGCGGTCGGGGTCAACCAGCGTCTCTGCCCCATCACGCGCGACCAATGCCACCCGCGCGATGTCCTGCACGGGCGCCACCGGCAAAACCTGCGCCGCCGCATCGCGCCAAAAGGTCAGCGACAGGGCAAAACGCCGGGTGATCAACACCTTCCCCGTCCGCGCCTCCACCGCCGCCATCGCCGCGCGCAGGAAGCTGCGCAACACCGGGTCTTGAAGGCCGTCCTGCGCAAAGCCGGTGCCAAGGCGCAGATGCATTCTGAAGGCCTCAACCGGCAAGACCGCATCCGGCACATTTGTCTCTTCGATCAACATCATCGAACGTCTCCAAAATTCGCTCCCGCGCCCCTTGGGGCCATGCGGTTATTCCCGGACGCGCACCGGTTGCATTGCTCGGTCGGAGGGGAGCAGCTAGACAACGCAACCTCGCAGGCGCACGTCCGGACCGGGGCCAAGTTGCCCCGGCCCCGGCTTCGGCACCGGCTTACGCCAGGCCGAATTTCATCAGCTTGATCGCCGCGAAATCGCTCACGTCGCCGCCGACACGTTTAGTGGCATAGAACAGCACATGCGGCTTGGCGCTGAACGGATCGCGCAGGATCCGCAGATCGGGGCGCTCGGCCACCGTGTACCCGGCCGAGAAGTCACCAAATGCGATGGCCATCGCATCCGTCGCCGGGTCGGGCATGTCCTCGGCCACCAGCACTGGATAGCCCATCAATCGCGCAGGCTCTCCCGCGGCCAGCCCATCCGACCACAAAAAGCGCCCGTCGGTGTCCTTCAACTTGCGCACCTTGGCCGTGGTCTTGGAGTTCATCACGAAAACCGCGTTCTTGCGGTAAGCCGCACCAAGGGCATAGACCAATTCGATGATCGCATCCGCCTCGGGATTGGCGTTGGTGCCGCTGGGGACATAGCCCAGATTGCCCCAGCTCCAGATGTCGTTATCGACCGCCGGATGGCTCAAAAAACCGGTGGGCTTGTCGATCCCATCACCGCTGACAAAGGCCGCCGCCTCGGCCCGTGCGAATTTGTCGGCGATGCGGCCCGCCAGCCAGCCTTCGATATCAAAGGCGCTGTCGTCCAGCAGCCGTTGGCTTGCCTTGGGCAGTGCGCTCAACTCATGCAGCGGCACGGTGATCCGGTCGATCTGCGGCGTGTCCGTCTCGGTCTGTGCACCACTTTCGGTGGCCCAGCCCGCCCCTACATCGGCGTGATCGACCAGCACGTCATAAGACGTGGCCTCGACCTGCACCACCGCCGCAATCGCGCGGATCGATGCGCCGGAATTCAGCACCGATTGTACCCGCTCCGATGTCTGCGGATCCACCAGATAGCCGCCATCCGAATTCACCGCCGTCGACATCGATTTGCCGTCCAGTTCCAGCCCCCGCAGCCCATCGTCATCGCCATTGCGCAGATAGGCGTCAAAGGCTTTCTTATGCGGTGCATCTTGCTCAATCGCGCCGCCCAAAGGGCTGCGGGCAGGCAGGGTCATCTTGCGGTCCATCATGGCAATTCGCTCTTCTGATTGTTGAAGTTTCGTATTGATCTCGGCCCGAAAGCCGTTGAAGTCACTGACAAAACCGCTCACGGCCTGCCGCACTTCCTCCGCCGGGGACAGGTCTGCGCCCGCCTTTGTGCTCATCTCGCTCTTGGTCATTGCTTTTCCTCTGATCTTGCTCAGTCAAACTCAGGCTCAGCCGCGCGCCATATCGCGCCGCGCCGCGTCAAAGGCCGCCGCCATGTCCTGCAGAACATCACCCACAGCCTTGAAATCTCTCTTGGACCCCACCCGTGCCGAGGGCAGCATCGGAAAGGTCACCAAAGACACCTCCCAAAGCTCCAGCTCCGTCAGCAGCCGTTGCCCCTTGGTATTCTTGCCCGCCTTTACGGTGCGGTAGCCGATGCTGAGTCCGTCGATGGCTCCTGCATCAATCAACGCGGCCGCTTCCCGCCCCTTGGCTACACTGCTCAGGATGCGCCCCTTGACCCACAGGCCCCTGCCATCCTCATGCACCTCGTCCCAAACCCCGATGGGCTGGGCGGGATCATGCTGCCACAGCATTTTGACGCTGCGCCCGGCCTTCGTGACTTGGGCAAGGCTCGCCGCATAGGCACCGGCTTCCACCACGTCGCCCCCCTGATCCACCGCGCCGAAAAGGCTGGCGTAGCCGCTGATTTCCAGTCCGCCCTTCACCTCAGCCACCGTGCCGAAACGGGCGAACTTGTGTTCCAAAGCGGCCCCAGCACACAGACCTTCCCCGTTCTCCGGCAAAGCGCCGGAGTTCATCATCTGATAACCCATTGTTATTTCCTCTTTTTCAGCCCGCTACGGCGCCACCACCAGAAAGGATTGCACCGCCTGCGCCAAGATCACCGCGACCACGCCGTAAACCGTCAACCACAAGCGCCGTTCCAGCCGCTCCATCATCTGCTCGATCCGGTCGAGCCGCTTTTGCATGTTCTCGCGGTGCACCGCGCTCAGCGTCTCATGCGCCTGAAGCCGCAATCCCGGCGCGCATTCGAACCGCTCGATCTCGCGCAAGTCAGGCATCATTTGCCACCGCAGGCAGCCCCAACAGGGCGCGCTTTTCCGCATCGCTCAAGAACGCCGCTGCCGAGACCCGCGCCCATTGCGCATCCCTCTCGGCCGCCAAGGCCGGCACTTGGTCCAAGTCGGGCTTCAAACTCACCGCCTCGCCCAGATACCCGCTTAGCCACTCCGCCAGCGCCGCCGTCACCCGCGTCGCCAGCGGCAGCACCGTCAGGCGGTAAAACGCCCGATGCGCCTCTTGATAATTGGCATAGGTCGCATCCCCCTGCACCCCGATCAGCATCGGCGGCACCCCAAAAGCGAGCGCAATCTCCCGCGCCGCACTCTCCTTGGTCTTCTGAAATTCCATGTCCGAGGGCGAAAACCCCATCGGTTTCCAGTCAAGCCCACCTTCCAGCAGCATCGGTCGCCCCGCATTGCGCGCGCCCTGATGATGGCTCTCCATTTCGCTCACCAACCGGTCATACTGATCCTCACTCAGCTTGCCCTGCCCCTCGGCCCCGCGATAGACAATCGCCCCCGAGGGCCGCGCCGCGTTATCCAGCAGCGCCTTCGACCAACGGCTCGCGGCGTTATGCACATCCATCGCCATCGCCGCCGCCTGCATCGGGCTAAAGCCATAGTGATCGTCCTGCGGGTGAAAGTTCCGAATATGACAAACCGGCGTCACCGTCCCGCTGGCGTCAAAGCGATGCTTGCGCCCGCCCACCGCATATTCATAAGCCACCGGCCAACCATCCGCCCCCGGCACCACGCTCATCCGATCCGACCGCAGCACATGCAGCTCGACCGGCAAACCACCCTCGCCGCCGACCGCCTCGACATAGCCATCACCGCTCAACAGCATCTGACCATAAAGCGCCTCAAGCAACTCCGCCCGGCCTTGCCCCGCATTCGGGCGGCGCATCAATTCCATCAGCGGGTGTTCGTCATAGCGCCGCGCCGCGTCCTGCACGACCAGCGGCAGCGCCGCCGCCGCCTCGGCAATCAGCTTGACCGAGCGAAACCCCACCGGATTGCCGCAAAAACCCGAGCGCGTCAGGCTCACACTGTCCCGCGGGCTCCAGGCGACACGACCAGAGGTTTGATAGGCCACGACCGGCCCGGTCGCCGAAGCTTTCTGCTCAACGGTCTCAGCCGCGCCGCGCCGTAGAAAATCGAATACCATCTGTCGCTCCTCATTCTGCTCGGCCTTGGCAGCGGCCTGTGCCCCATGCTGCTCGGCGTTGTCAGACTGTCTCAATTAAGTCTTAACGGCCGGGTAACCGACCGCACGCTCCCCTGGGCAACGCCCGCCTTACAGGCTCCGCACCCCCGGACTGCGCCACTGCGATGCAGGCTCGATCATCAGCTCATGCAGCGCCCAGACCAGCGCATCGACCCGGTCCGGGCTGCCCTTGCCCTCATAGCCCCGCGCAGTCATCAGACACATCTGGTCCTCCAGCGCATCCAGCCCCGGCAAATGACACACCCGCCCCTGCTCATAAAGCGCCGCCACCGGCTCTGCCCGCGCGACCTTGCCCCGCGCCGCATGCACCGTCTTGAGCGAGACCAGCGGATCGACCTGCCGCAGCACCTCAGAAACCAGCTGCCCCCCTTGGTTTACCTCGGCCACCAAACGGTCCGCCCCATAGCGCGTCATCGCCGCAATCGCCGCTTGCGCCCAGCCATTGGGCGTGGCCCCCTGCACCGTGCAATCGGCCAAGACAACCGCCCGCCAATCCTGCGGCGGCCCCTTGGTCTGCGCGCCCACCGCAACGATCCCACATTCGTCCGATCCCGCCCCACTGGTCGTCGCCGGGTCCAACCCCACCACGATCCGGTCCAGATCCGGCACCTCTCGCACCCGCCCCGCCTCCAACAAAGCCGAGGTCCACAGCGCCCCCTCTGCATCTGCCAGCAAAACCCCATCCAACTCCTGCCGCCCCAATCGCGTGCCACGATAGCGCGCCCGCACTTCTTCCAGAAACGACCCCGCCAAGTTCGCCGCATTCGCCTCCGTTGGCGCATGGGTCGTCACCGTCGAAGGCGCGGCCAAAAGCGCCTTCAACACATCCACATTGCGCGGCGTCGTCGTCACACAGACCTGAGGCCGATCGCCCAAGCGCAGCGCAAACTGCAGCTGGTCCCAAGCCTCCTGCCCGCGCTTCCATTTCGCCAGTTCATCCACCCAAGCCGCATCAAACTGCGGCCCGCGCAGCCCTTCGGGATCATGCGCCGTATGCACCGTCGCAATCGCCCCGTTGGGCCAAACCAAGCGCTTGCGCGTCGCCTCCCAATCGGGCCGCCGGTCCGGTGGGCTACAGGCCAGTATCCCGCTGTCGCCAAAAATCATCACCTCGCGCACCTGCTCAATGGTCTCCCCCACCAGCGCCACGCGGCTACACGCCCCCGCATCCAACGGACGGCTCCCCTCAACCTTGCTACGCACCCATTCCGCCCCGGCGCGGGTCTTGCCCGCACCGCGCCCGCCCATGATCATCCATGTCCGCCAATCCCCCTCAGGTGGCATCTGATGGTCCAAGGCCCAGAACTCGAACAAAAAAGGGAGAGCCAGAAGCTCTCCCTCACCTAGGTCATTCAGAAACTGCGCCTGGGTCAGAGCATCTGCGCAGGCGATCCAGCTTGCACCCGATGTCAGCCCGCGCTTTATCCATGTCGAGGGCATAGCCCCCGCGCGCGATTCCAGCTTGTCGGTTTCGACAGTCAT